CCCGGGTTGTTGTTGCGCCAGGCCACGGTGCCGCCGGCACGCGTCTGCACCGTGCCGTCGGCCATCTGGTAGACGCGAGTGGTGCCTTCGGCCTTCAGCAGCTTTTGCACGGCATCTGTGGCCGCGGGCGGTTGGGCGGATGCCGCCGCGGCGGATTTCGCAGTGACTGGTTTCCGCGTAAGGGGTTGAGACGCCGCAGGTTTGGGTTGAGGCGCTTTCTGCACGGCGGCGGCGGGGGGCGCTTGCAGATATTCGGCCTTGGGGCGCAGGAATTTCTGCGGTTGCCCCCACCATGCGCCCTTACCCATTTGGGCGCCGGACGCGCCTTTCTTGGACTGCGCGCCGAAGAAGCTGCCTTTGCCGGTCTTGGCGTCGTAGTTCTCGACGATGCCGGTGTGATGCTTGTCGCCATTCCACAGCGCGATGTCGCCGGGTTTGACGTCTTTGGCATCAACTTCCTCGTAATACTTGGAATGCGCCATGTCGGCGGTGGTCTGGTACGGAATGGCGTAGCCGGCGCCCTTGACCGCCTGGTTGACCAGATGGGAGCAGTCGATCCGCTTGACGCCCTTGGCGTCTTGCTCGCCGTTGCCGCCGTATTGGTACTTGTAGCCGTTGAAGCGGGGACGTTGGGCGAGAATGGCTTGCTGGGACGAGTGAGCAGGTGGCGCGGCAGGGCGGGACGCCGCTTGCGAAGGGTGCTCAGCCGTCTGATGTGAAGTTTGCGCTTTGCTAGCTTGAAGCGCGGCGCGCTCGGCTTGCTTCGCTGCGGGTGCGGTGGTCTCGCTGGAGGTGGCCGGGCGCGGAAATGCGGCTGCCGCAGGAGAGGCAGGTTGCTGCTGGGAAGCGTCTTTGGCGTAGCGGTCGCCCGCAGCCATCAGCTTGCCCATAGTGCGATAGGCGTGTTCTAGGCTGATGGAGCCATCGCCATACAGGGTTGGATTGCGCGCGATGACCGATTTCGAGAGCACGTCGCTGATGGGCGCGTTTGGGTTGCGCTTGAGCGCTGCGAGGAATTTGGGGCCATCGCCGCTGCCTAAATTATGCAAGGCGTAGGTGTTGGCGTTATCGTCTTTGCCGCCAAGTTTGCGGCCTTGCTCGATATTGGATTTGGTAAATTCCGCTAGCATGGCTGCCTGAAGACGCACATCTTTTCGATAGCGGGCCGCATCGGAGGCGGTGAGTTTTTCTGCGTTTGCAATGCCGTATTTGGAGCCATGCTTGCGCAGCATTTCCAGCCAGGTGCCGTCGATGAATTGGCCCAGCCCGTGGGCGCTGGACATCGCCATGATGCCGTCGAATTGCCGGACTTTATTGAGCTCGGGCTAGATTTGGAAATTGGGCGGGCATTGGTGTTAAAACCCATGCTCTCCATATTGGCGATACGGGCGAGAACGGCGGGATCCACGCCGGCCTTGTTGGCGGCAGCCAATATCTCAGGCTTGACTTGTTGCCATCGCTGCCAATTCAGATCCGGTCCCGTTGTGGCGCGGGGTTTCCTTTTGTTCATGTGCGTCTCGAATCAAGAGAGGTTCAGGTGCGAGATCCGGCGACTCGGCGGATGGAGAGCCGTGGAGAGGCCGGCAGCCCCGTTCAGGACCGCCGGTGTGATCAACTGAAGACGCTGGGTTTATTCAGAAACCTTCCGCAGCGACATCAGCTTGATGTCGCGGCGCGCTTCGTTTTCCACGCCGTATTTCTCGCCGACTTCCAGCGTGAAGCAGTCCAGGTAGCTCACGCGCTTGCCGCCCGGCGCCAGCGGAAATTCGGTCAGCTTGGCGCCTTCGATCGCTTCCCAGTCGATCTCGCCGCTCAGCGGGATGGAGACGGTCACGGCCAGTTCGTATTCCGACACGCCGCGGGCGAAGCCTTTGGCGCGGCCGCTGGAGTTCATGGTTTTCAACAGCTTGCGGCCGGTTTTGCTGCTGACGTTGAGGTCGATGACGTCGATTTCCTGGCCGTCCACTTCCAGGACGATGGAGCCTGCGTATTCTTTGAGAGCCATGAGTCTTTCCTTGTGGGTTCTTGATAAGGGGCCGACCGGCGGCGCCGTCCGGCAAAGCGGAGGGGGTTACAGCAAGAGATCGATGCGGCCGGCGAACACATGCAGGCCGTTGACCACGTCCACCGGGATTTTGGCGTCCAGACGGTTGGCGTCCTGCAGGTCGCGTTCGACGATCAGGCCGGCCTTGTTGGCCTCCACCTGTTCGATGATTTCCAGTTCTTCCAGCTTGTACAGCACGTCCAGCAGCTCGGAGCGGACCTTGGACGGCGTGCGGTCGGACAGCTTTTCGCGCGGGAAGCGCAGCGCGATGCGCTCGCGGCAGGCGCGGCGCACGTAGTCCAGGGTGCGGATGGTGGTGATGTCCAGCAGCGACGCGTCGTCCACGCCCTGCGCGTCCTTGGTGTAGGTGCTGATGGCGCGCACGATCTGCACGCGGTTGCCGGCGGCCACTTCCAGCGGCGTGACGCCGTTGTACAGCGCGCTTTCCTGCTCGGTGCGGGTGGTGCGGTAGGCCAGGTCCACCACGTCCAGGCCTGGCAGCTCCAGCGTGTTCAGCGGACGGGCCGGATCTTCCTCGCTGGCGATCACCGCGGCGTAGGCGGCGGCGATGTCGCCCGGCAGCTTGGCGGAGCCGCGATACCAGGCGGCGGTGATGCGGCCGCTGTCCAGCTTGGCGGACAGGGCGCTGGCGTCGGCCAACGCGCCGGTGCTGGCGATCACGCCGATGGCGCCGCGCTGCTCCAGCGGGCCGGACACGAAGTCCAGATGGGCGCGCAGCGCGGTCAGCGCGGCATCGCCGGTGAACGGGCTGGCGATGATCTGATGGCCGCCGCTGGCCACGGCGGCCAGGGCCGGCGCGATGTCCGGATCGCCGGCGCCGCCCTTCATCGGGGCGATGACGACGCCGAGGCCGGCGATCTGTTCCTGCGCCTTCAGCGCGATGGCGTTGCCCATGCTGCCCTTGTGGCGGGCCGTGACGGTCAGCACTTCCTTGGCCGCGGTCGCGGTGATCGGCAGGTCGCTCAGCTTGGCCAGCGCGGCCTGGGCGTTGGCGACGTCCACGCGGGAGGCGCCGATGTACAGGCTCAGCACGCCGGCGGCGGTGGCCGGGCCGCTGAAGGTGAAGCTGCCAGACGCGGGCACGCCGGCGGCATTGTCATCGACAGCGATCACGGTCAGCTGCAGGTAGGGGTTGGCGTTGATGGCGGCGCGCGCCATCAGGTGGGCGAAGGAACCGCGTCCGAAAGCCTGGGCGGCCTGCTCGTCGCTGAACACGTCCAGCGCGGCCAGCGCCGGCTGGGCGGCGCTATCGGCCAGGCGCTGGCCGATCACCAGCACGCGCTGCGGATTGCCCGGCAGCGTGCGCACCGCCAGTTTGGTGTTGAACTCGAAGTACTTGCCCGGCTTGCGGATCGAGGCCGGAATCTGGTCGAAACTGATGTTGGGGCTGGCCATGAGGAAAAACTCCTGATTTGGCGGTTGGGAAAGGAGCCGCGCCGAGCGGCGCGGCGAGGGGAAAGGCCGAGGCGACTTCAGGCTTTGGGGGCGTTGACGACGTCCTGGGCCTTGACGCCGGAGGAACCGGCGACGTTGTAATTGAGTTGCACGCTTTGCGCGGGTTTGGCTGGGTCTTCCAGGCGGCCGCCGAAGGCGCGGAACAGCGCGTCCGGATCGGCGTCGCCTTGCGGCGCGGGCCAGTGGCCGTTGTCCAGCGCCTCGTCCAGCCAGTAGGTGCTGAAGTCGCAGGCCACCAGGCTCCACGGCTGGCCATCGCGCGCCGCCTGGCCCAGCGGGCGGACTTTTTCCGGCAGCAGCGGATTGACGGCGAGGCCGAAGTCCTGCGAGGCCAGCAGGCGGCGCACCGCGTACACCAGCTGCCAGACGCCGGCGCCTTTGTAGGCGGCATCGGCTTGCAGGCGGTCGCCGACGATGACGGTGAACAGCGCGTTCGCCTTGTAGCGCAGGCGTTGGCTCGATTGCGGCTGGCTGGAGACGATGCCACCGGCCACGGTCCACAGCGCCGGCAGCCGGGCCAGCGCCTGCGGGTTGATCGTGGGGCTGGCCTGGCCCGGCGTGAGGCGGCTGCTGTAGTCGCCGTGGGCCAGCTGCAGGCCGCACAGGGCGGTTTCATCGAGGTCGGCGGCCACTTCGCGCACCATCTGGCCCATGCCCTGGCGCAGGCGGTCGGCGATGGCGGTTTGCAGCGTGATCAGCATGGACATGATCATTCCTTGGAGAATGCGGGGATGGGGGAAGTGTGCGGCGAGGAGCGCTTTGCGGCTAAGTTGAGGGGTGTCAGTGCAGTACGCGTTTGAGCATCTCGCCGGCCAAGGCGACCAGCAGCGCGGAGATGGCGCCGGACAAGGCGCCGCTCTTGGCGGCCTGCACTTCCACGTCGCGCAGCCGGCCGTCCAGCTCTTCCAGCTTTTTGTCCTGCTTGGCCAGGTGGGCGACGATCATGTCCAGCTTGCCTTCTATCCGGCCCAAGGCCATCAGGTTGTCCTGTTCCACGTGAAACCTCTCAGTCTTCCGCCTGTTGCTGGCATTGCACGCAGCGGGTGCAGCTGGGTATGGCCGCGCGGCGCGCGGCCGGTATCGCTTCGCCGCAGTCCTCGCAATGGCTGTAGCCGCTGGATTGCAGTTGCTGGAAATGGCGGGCCAGCGCCTGTTCGCGGAATTCGGTTTCCAGTTCGCTGGCGCGATCAAAGAAATCGCTCATGGTTGGGGTTCCTGTTGCGTGAAGAGTTGTTTCAGGGTGAGGAGGCGCTGCTCCCGCTCGCCGCACCAGGCGCCGTAGTCGGCGGCGTGGGCGAGGAGGTCGGGCGGCGGTAGCCCGCCGTCGGCGCCGGCGGTTTGGGCGGCAGATCCAGCAGATAGGGGCTGGGCGCCGGGCAGGTCGGCGGGATAGCCGAGGAGCTGGCGGTAGAGGCGCAGGCTGTCAGGGCCAAGGCCAGTAAAGCGGGGGCCATCGTTGCGGGCGACATCGTCTATCCTTTGCGTTTGTTGGCGCCGCAGGGCTTGCAGCGCGTTTTGCTTGTCCAGCAGCTGGCCTTCCAGCCGGTCCATGCGTTGCCGCCATTGCTGTTGCCACGCCAGTGCGGCAGCCTGCTGTTGTTGCAGCTGCTGGCTGTGATCGGCTTGCAGTTCGGCAAGCTTGGCCGCCATTTCAGCCTGCCAGACATGGCGGCTGTGGGCGCTGCCCGCGGCATAACCGGCGGCGGCCGACAGGATGGGCAGCAGCAGGCAGCCGCCGATGCGCAAGGTGGACAGGCTGATCATGGCTGGCTCCGGTCGCGGTAGGCGGCGATCATGCGCAGCGAGGCGGAATAGCCGCCCACCACGCCCAGGTAGATCAGCCAGATGTCCGGCGTCAACGCGCCGCGCCAGCCGTCGCGGATGAACATCGCGGTGGCGGCGGCGCAGGCCACGTTGGCCCACAGCCGGCTATGGCTGATGCGGCGGCTGCGCGGACTGCACAGCAGGTCGGCGGGATGCATGCTCAGGGCTCCAGTGACAGTTGAAAATGCGGGAATTCGCGGTAGGGCGCGTCCAGTTGGCCATGCCAATACAGGCCCAGTCCGAGGGCGATGCGTCCCATTGTTTGCCAGTGGGGATGGTCGGCATCGCAGACCGGTTTGCCGCCGACCAGGGGCACGACGTCGAAGGCGCGCGCGGCCGGGCTGCCGTACAGCATGGCGTTGTGGGCGGATTCTCCGGGGCGGGCATAGGTGACGATCAGGCCGGGCTTGTCGCGACCTTGCTGGTACAGCGCGTCCTGCTCGGCCGCCGAGCGCCAGGTGCAGACGATCAACGGATCTACGCCGTGGTCGCGGCAGCGTCGCAGGAAGGTTTCGGCCAGCGGTTGCAGTTGCGGGTGCAGATCGGAAATGGCGCGGCTGGCCATGCGGGTTCTCCTAGGTTCGGGAAACAATCAATGCACTTCTCCCGGTGCCGGCGGGGTTTTCAACACGCGCCAGATCATGCGGTCGCTCAGGTGGTAACGCATGGCGAGCACGCCGACCGCCTCATTGGCGCCCAGGCCATCGGCCAGCAATTCGTCGAAGTCGCGGATCAGTTGTTGATTGCGCGCCTGGCGCAGCGCCTGGCTGCAACGCGGGATGTACAAAATGTCGCCGCCGAAGTGATGGGTCAGCCGTTCCGCTGCCTCCCGGCCGATCACATCGACCAGCGCGGCGAAGCGCAGCTGGCCGGCGCGGCTCTGATTCTTGGAGAACGGCAGGGTCGTGCCGCCTAGCGCCTGCACCAGTTGCAGCGTGCGAGGCATGCCGATCAACTTGGCGACCAGTTGCATGGTGGACGGCAGGGCGGGATATTGCGCAAGAGTATTCATCACGGAAGCTCCAGGAGGTCGCGAATGGCCTTGGGAGACAGTAAGTTCTAAATAAGTTACAATTTTCTGATCACGGGAAAGACAGCCAGCCGTGTATGATCGGGCTATTTTTTAGAACTAACTTGCCTTTGTCATCAGTTTAAGTATACGTTTCAACTGTAAAAATAGAATTATTGGAACTGATTTGTCATTTCGTGGCTATTCTAGACGGGTATTTTGAACTAAACAAGCAGCGAGATGTCACTACGCATGTCAGTTCTATTGGGCGAGATGACAAAAGAATAGTACTCTGGGGGGTCGATCCAGCGGTACATGCAACTGATGGAGTTCCAAATGGAAAATTCTCTGCAGGCTACGGGTTTCAAGCAGCGGCTGGAACTGCTGATCGGCGCCGAAAAGCCATACGCCTGGGCGGCGCGCATCGGCATCAACAAAGGCTCCTTCACCAATATGTGGTACAAGGGCGGCGTGCCCAGGATGGCGACGGCGCAGAAGATCGCGGCCAGCAGCGGCTGCCGTCTGCCTTGGCTATTGCACGGCGAAGGGGCGATGCGCGACGAGACGGTGGCGGCTGCCGAGCTGGCGGGCGACAGCGAGCGCGGCAGGACGGCGCGTCCGCTGGACGCGGATGACGATTTCGTGCCGTCGGGCGTGCATGAGGAGTTCTGTTTTATACCGCGTTATAACTTGAAGGCGTCGGCCGGTTTTGGAACCAGCGCCTCGGGCGAACAGGCGATGTTCTATATGGCCTTCCGCCGTTACTGGGTAAAGAACTATCTCAACGCCTCGCCGCGCGATCTGGCGGTGATCAGCGTCAAGGGCGACAGCATGAGCGGCGTGTTGGAAGACCGGGACACCATCCTGGTCAACACCGCCGAGCGCAATCCCGGCGAAGGGCTGTTCGTGATCCGCATCGGCGACGACATCTTCGTCAAGCAGCTGCAACGGCTGCCGGGCGGCGCGGTGCAGGTGAAGAGCGCCAATCCGCTATATGAGACCTTTACCGTCGATCTGGCCGGCGCCGGCGCCGAGTTCGAGGTCATCGGCCGGGTGGTGTGGTTCGGCCGGCAGATCGCCTGAGGACCACCCTAGGCGTTGGGTGTAAACTGTCGCCGACTTCGCAAGATCAGGATGCACCATGCAAAACCACATTCAGGCCAGCCTGGCCGAGGCGCAGAGCGCGCTCGATAATCTGCTGGCCAATCCGCAGGCGCTGGCCGCCATCGAAGCCGCCGGACAGACCATCATCGACGCGCTGGCTGGCGGCGGGCGGATTTTCTCCTGCGGCAACGGCGGCTCGATGTGCGACGCCATGCACTTCGCCGAGGAGCTGACCGGCCGCTACCGCGACAACCGCCGCGGCATGGCGGCGATTGCCATCAGCGATCCCAGCCACATCAGCTGCGTCGGCAACGATTATGGTTATGACGAAATCTTCGCCCGCTATCTGGAAAGCCACGGCCGGGCCGGCGACGCGCTGCTGGGCTTGAGCACCAGCGGCAACAGCCGCAATGTCATCCGCGCCGCCGAAGTGGCGCGCGAGCTGGGCATGAAGGTGATCATCCTGACCGGCCGCGCCGGCAGCAAGCTGGAGCCGCTGGCCGATGTTTACGTCAACACCCCAGGCGGCCATTACGCCGACCGGGTGCAGGAGCTGCACATCAAGGTGCTGCACATCCTGATCGAGCTGACGGAGCGCCATTTCTGCCCGGAGAACTATCCGGCGCCATGATGGCGCGACGGCAGCCGGCGCGCCGGCCGACGCGGTTCAGTCGGCGTTGAGAAATTCGCCGATGCGGCGATAGGCGAGGGCGCAGGCTTCCGGCATCAGCGCTTCCATGTTCAGGAAGGCGTGCATCTGGTCGTCCAGATGCAGTTGCGCCACCGCCGCGCCGGCGGCCTGCAACTGGCGCGCGTATAACAGGCCTTCGTCGCGCAGGATGTCGAAGCCGGCAGTGATGACCAGCGTGGCGGGCAATTTCGCGCTGCACGGCCAATACAGCGGCGACGCCTGCCGCCTGTCTTCGCCGTGCTGGAAATACTGGTCGAAATACCAGGCGGTGCGGCTGGCGGTGAGGAAGTAGCCCTCGCCGTTTTCCTTCACCGATGGCTGCGTCAGCGTGTAATCGACGCAGGGATAGATCAACACCTGGCGCGCGATCTCCAGCGAGGCATCTTGCTGCGCCTTGCCGCTGAGGCTGGCGCACAGCGCGCCGCCGGCGGAGTCTCCGGCCAGCGCCAGGCGCCGTTGGAAACGCAATTGGCGCTGCTCCAGCACGTCCCAAACCCCCTTGGCCACCGACCAGGCGTCGTTCAAACCTGCGGGATAAGGGTTTTCCGGCGCCAGCCGGTATTCGGCCGCCACCACGATGTGGCGGCTGGCTGCCGCCAGCCGCCGGCTGATGCCGTCGTAAACGCTGACGCCGCCGGCCATGTGGCCGCCGCCATGCAGGAAGACCAACACCGGCAAAGGATGATCCGGGGCGGGGTGGTAGATCCGCACCGGCACGCTGTAATCGCGGCCGGGCACCAGGTCATCGTTGACCCAGGCGATATCGGGGCCGGGTCCGACCATCTGCGCGGTCAGTTGCGCCAGCGCCTCGCGCGCGCCGATGGCCGTGGCCTTGTAGCCGCTGGCGATTTTCTGCGCGGCTATTCGATTGAACTGTTCCAACCACGGTTGCAGCGTGGGGTGGAGTGTGTGCATGGTGGGCCTCTGCCAGAGAATGCGGCATGAATGGTGATTTCAATTTATACCATGCGCATTCTTGAGGCAAATCATATGACCCATATGCCGGCCGTCTTCAACCGAACAGCATTTCCAGCAGGCCAGGACGTTTGCGGCTGTTGAGCTTCTGGTTTTCCGCCAACAACTTGTCTATCAGACGGTTGTTGGCGCGGGGCTGGCGCGCCTTCACCAGATCGCGCTTGCCCGACGGCGTCAGCGACTGCCCGCCGCTGTGCTTGCTCAGGCGATAGCCGCCGCCGCAGGCCGGGCAGTAGATGTCTTCGCCATCCGAGGCGTCCGACGGCACCGCGATGATGGGGCCGCAGGACAGACAGCACTGCATGGGTACGCCCGGTTCGCTGTGCCCCAGCACATGGTCGAGCTTGCCGGCGCGGCCCAAGGCGACGAAGCGGTCGGCCAGCTCGGCGTCGAACTGGCCGCCGCGGTTTGCCTCGATGATGGCCAGCGCTTTCTCCGCCTGCATGCCTTGGCGGTAGGGCCGGCTGCTGGTCATCGCGTCAAAGGCATCGGTGATGCCGACGATGCGCGCCGCCAAAGGGATGGATTTGCCGCTGAGTTGGTTGGGGTAGCCCCGGCCATCCGGCGTTTCGTGATGGCTGAGCACCGCGTCTATCACCAGGTCGGCCAGGGGATGGTCCAGCAACAAATCCGCGCCGACTTGCGGGTGGGTCTTGATCACCGCGTATTCTTCGTCGCTCAGCTTGTCCGGCTTGTTCAGCACCGCGTCGGGCACCCCTATCTTGCCCAGATCATGCAGAAAGCCGCCCAGCGCGATGCGTTCCACTTCTTCCTGCGGCAGCTGCAGATCCGTCGCCAGCAGCAGGCTATAGCGCGATACGCGCCATAGATGGCCGCCGGTATAGGCGTCGCGCGCCTCAACAAGCATGGCCATGGTGTACAGGGTTTTCAGCAGTTCGCGATTGGCTTGCATGGCAGCTCTCCTGGGCAGTGGTTTTCTTACTATGGCATATGCAAATCGAATCGACAGCGGACTGATGCTGCGCTGGCGAGATCACGACAGTCAGTCGAGTGTTTGATCTATTTCTTACGGCAAACCCTGGCCGGATATACAAATTTCATATTTCCTTTCTACTGTGCTGTTGCTGTGGTTGTGTCTATCCCTTCGATGCCGTACCCACCACTCATCACGAGGAGAACGCATGAAAGCATGGTTGCTGTTGGGCGTCGCGCTGGCCGCGCCTGCCTTTGCCGGGAATGCCGATGTGGCGCCGGACGCCCGCTACGCCCACATCCTGTCGCCGTCCGGCCCGCTGAGCCGGGAGCAGCTGCTGAAGCAAGGGCTGCCCAAGGCCAAGACGGCCACGGCGCGACTGGGCGCCCTGTCCGTGCCGGGACCCGCGACCTATACCTATGTGCGCTGTTATTACCGCACCTCCGGCGCCAATACCCAACCAACTACCGACTACGTGTGGGCGCTCGACCCGTCCAGCGGCGACTACTACCGGCTGAACGGCCATTGGTGGGGAAGCGGGCTGTTCGATTGGAAGAACATGTTTTACAGCGACGTGACGCAGGACGCGCTGCGCTCGGCCTGCCAGAGCACCTTGGCCAAGAAAGGCATCCAACAGCCGCCGGCGATGGTGTTCGCCGCCGACAACGCCATGTCGTTCAACTACACGGTGTGGACCAATGACCAGGCAGGCCAAGGCAGTGCGATCAACAAGATCGTCGCCTTCGGCGACAGCTTGTCTGACAACCAGAACGTCTACAACGCCTCGCAATGGACGCTGCCGAATCGCAACAGCTGGTATGTCGGCCATTTCAGCAATGGACCGGTGTGGGCGGAGTACCTGGCGTCGCGTTTGAAGCTGCCGCTGTACAACTGGGCGATAGGCGGGGCCGGCGTCAGCACCCAGAAGCTGGTGATCCCGGGCGTGGTGCAGCAGGTGCAGTCATGGCAGCAATACATGCAGCAGGCGCCCAACTACAACCCGGCCACGACCTTGTTCACCATGTGGATAGGCGGCAACGACCTGGTCAACTACGGCAGCACGCCGGACAAGGTGATCGCCGGCCAGCAGCAGGCGCTGACCAATCTGATCCAGGCTGGCGGCCGCAACATTCTGCTGTTGAAGTTGCCCGATGTGTCGCGC